GCCGCACGTTCCTGCTCTCGGGTGTCCAGGCCGTAGGCGATGGTGAGGCGCTCCGCCAGGGCGGGGGGCTGCCAGATGTTCACCACGTCCCCGCTGGTGTGTGCCGCTGCCGTACTGCCCAGCGCGCCGCGCTCCACCGTGCAGGCGCGCGCGTACATGATGGTGGCGCCGCTGTGGGCGGCCAGGGTGGTGCCGTCCACCGCCCGCTTCACCGTCAGCGTGTTGCCGCTGATGTCCTGTACCAGCACCCGTTCGCTCTCGATGAGCAGGGTTTCTCCGCGGAAGAACGCGCTGCCGGTGGTCACCGCCAGACTCTGCGCACTCACGGACGAGGTGAGGGTGCCGGTCTGGGTGGAGGTGACCCAGTCCCGCTCGGTGACGATCATCCGTTCGGTGCCTACCCGCACCAGGGATCCCACTCCCACCGGGGCATTGATCGTCACTGATGTGGTGCTGGTGTTGGGAGAACTCCCCAGCGTCCAGGTGCTCAGGGTGCGCTCGATGTCGGTATGCCCCCACAGCCCGGTGACCGACAGTGATTGCTGTCCGATCCCGTCACCGATGGTGAGCACCGCATCGGTGCTGCGATCGATGTCGATGGCGTGGTACGGGGGACCGCTCTCCGGTGGCCACAGCAGCACGCTGCTGGTGATGGTCACCCCACCTGAGACGATGGCGGTCTTGCTGATCAGTTTGTGCGGACCCAACCAGAACCGGAAGTTGCCGTCGTTGTTCGGTGCCGGCCAGTCGAACAGCCGAGTTCCCTGCCAGGGGGCCAGGCCGGGGCGGGTGGCGTCACCGCGCCGGATGAGGCGGTCCACGTCCCGCGAGGAAGCTTCGATGATCGCGTCCGCCTCATCGCTGGCGTAGGCGACGCCCTTGATGTCGGCAGCGCGCATGAAGCGCTCACGCGTGGTGTACCACGCTCCCATGACCATCCTGCTTTCGGGACGGGGAGTAGCTGATCAGCAGAGTAGCAGTGAAACGATCTAAAGCCGGTGGTCGTACAGCGACTTCCCTGCGTAGTCGTACAGTTCGCCGCCGAATACGCAGTGCAGCACCCCGCGCACGTCTTCCAGGATGTGGCCGTCCACCGGGCAGGTGGACGGCCGTTGCGCACGTTCCTGGGCAAGAAGCTCCTCGTTGACGCGCAAGATCGCGCCATACGTCTCCCACCCGGTGCTGGTCATACGATCCGGTTGTTCCGGCGGGCACCGCGCGGTTTGGACTCCGGCTTCGACTTCGGCTCGTTGTTCTCGTGCGCATCCCACGACTGAACGTCGATCATGGCGTTCATCTCATCCCGGGCGCCCTGCCGCTCGTAGTGCTTCACCAGGCGCCGATCGTCGTCCGGGTCCGGCGAAGTGCCGTCCGCCAGGCGGGCGACGCGCTCCTCGTAATCCTTCTGCGTCAGTTTCATGCGATCACCCTCCGCTGTACTCCGTGGTGTTCCACGAACCAGTACCCGCGGCCTCGCCGATTGCCGTCACCACGTTGTTGTAGACCGGAGTGGGGAACACGAACGTGGTGCCGGCGGCCACGATCACCGTGTTCGCCGTGGTGGTGGTGGCCGCACTCGCCGAGAAGAAGATGTACAGCTTCTTGTCGGTATTGTTGGTCACCGACCGGAATGTGCTGTTACGCACCAGGCTGAACAGCGTCACGCTCGTAGCCGAGTAGGCAACCGTGGCGTTGATCGGCGAGACGGCCGTCCGGGTGGTGGTCATGGCTACGCGGCCACCAGCGTGGCGCCCGCGGAGAGCGGCACCCACGTGCACCCGATGGTCACCACGCCGTTGGCCGCGTTCGGCAGGATCTCCACCTGGCCGATACCCACCACCCACATGATGTCGTGACGGCCACCGCGCAGGAACTTGCTGGCCGCCGTGGTCCCCTGGTCCAGACCCACGATGGTGCCCACCGCCGTGTCGGTGGTACCCAGGTCGGTGGCGGTCACCAGCGTTACCGTGTCCCCGGTGGTGGGGTTGTTCTGCAACGCCACCGTGCCGGAGTCTGTGCTGATGGCCGTGGTCACCTTCAGCCACACACTGGTGATCATCACCTCCCCACCCGCGATGGTGAACACCGGAATGGCCGTGGAGGCCAGGGTGCCGGAGGACTTGGTGACCGGCCCCAGTCCCAGCACGCTCGACATGAAGGCCGCGCCCTTGTTGGTGATAGTCATAGGTCAACCTTCCTAGGCGTTCGCCGCGCCGGGGCGCAGCAGGTTCGGGAGGTTGACCGGCTTGCGCTGGTAGCGCAGTTCGTGCGTGAGGTACAGGCAGGCGCCCAGGTGCGCGGTGCTGGTAGTGCTGGACGCCACCAGGGACACGTGGGTGTAGCCGTCGCCGAGTTGCGAGGCGCGCACCTCGATGACCACGATGTTCTGCTTGTCGCCGTAGGTGGCGCCGGTGAGCGTGACCTCGCTGGCCTCGCTCTGGGTTACCTTCGCCCAGATCTCGTCATTGTCGAGAACGGCTTCGCTCTTGATGTAGTAGTGGTCGATGCCGTACGAGGTGGCCACCGCCGTGGAGTCCAGGTCGGCACTGGTACCCGAGGTGTACGCGGTGTGCTGCTGAACGTCCAGCACCACGTCGTCCGTGGCGCCCACGGCCAGGAAGACCACGAAGGTGATGGCGTCGCACCCCTGCATGCTGATGCGCTTGCCGGTGGCTCCGTCGGAGGTGTTGAGGTCCACCGGAACCCAACCGGTACCGATGTCGAACAGTCGCCCGAGGGCTTCCATGGTGCTCCCCTTTCCTAGGGGTTAGTCCCTACCGGGTGCGGGGGGGGTCCCGCACCCTCGGGATGAGCGGTACTGCAAATGCTCAGCAAGTAGCCTGAGCTGTGAAAACTCGTCTACTTGCCGCGTTGCTCGAATCTGTCATCAAGCAAATCAGCGCGTGGCGAGCTGGATGAACGCCGACAAGGTAGGTCCGTTGTTCTGCGGGGTGAGCGCGGCCAGCAGGCCGGGCTGACCGTCCACCTCCTCGATGATCCGGAAGTCCGTCTTGTCGGTACGGAACGAGGAGTGTTCGCTGGTGGCCAACTGCATGGCCATCGTGTCGCCCACGATGTACTTGCTCCAGTCGTTCAGGGAGATGTCCCCCTGGTCGCCGAGCACGGCCGGCGTCTTGCGGGTCCACCGGATCGGGATACCCAGCATGGTCATCGGCAGCTTGGACGGGCCGGACCCCTCACCGATCATCACGGCGGAACCCCCGGTACCCACCGGCAGCGCCATGGTCATGATCTGCGGAAGGGCGTCCGGGGTGATGTCCCACTCCGCACTGCCGTACGACTCCGGCAGCAGCCGGGAGAACATATCCAGGATGTTCTGCCAAGTGATGGTGTCCGCGGTCTGGCCGCTCTCCGCGCTGGCCACGATGAGCGCGGGGTTGGCCGCGTGCAGGCCACCAAGCGGCTTCTTCGCGCCGTCACCGCTCATGAAGCCGAGGTCCTCGAAGTGCGTGACGGCGGCCGGCATGGCGGTGCGGATCCACTGGTCCAGCGCCGGAGCGTGGCGCAGGATCTCGTTCGGGACGCTGGCGTAGCCGCCGAGCTTATGGGCGTTGAGGTCCACGGTGGCGAAGGTGCCGCTGGTGGCGGGGATGGACTGGCCTTCGTCCAGCCAGCTCATCGCGATGCCGCCGAACACCTCGCCCACCTCCGTGGTGAAGTCCACGGCCGGCCAGCGGAACTTGCTGCCCGGCATGGGCACCACGATGGCCTGAGGGCGCACCACGGCGGCTTCCAGGGCGCGGGTCATGATGTCGGAGCGCACCTGCTCCGGCACCAGGAAGCCACCCTCCGAGGGGACCGCCTGACTGTAGGCGTTCACAAACTCGGTGTACTGGTCCATCCGGGCGCGCGACTCCGCGCTCTGCCGAGGGGTGCCCACGGCCAGCACGTCCTGAAGCATCTGGGTGGCGGACTTCCAGATCTTCTCAGTGTGCACGCCGATGGCCTCGCCGTTACGGGCGGTGCCCGCGCGCAAGGCGCGCTCGTTGGCGGGGGCGAGATCGAGACGGCCGGTGGGCTCGGTGCCGTTGCGCTTGAACAGCTCCAGCACGGACGCGGTCACCTGTTCGGTGAGCTGGCCTTTCAGGTCCGCCATGGTCTTGTTCGTGGATGCCTTGTAGGCGTCCATGTAGGCAGTGAGCTTGGTGGTGAACTCGCCGGAGTTGATGGCCCTGGCTGCGTCCTCCGGCGAGGTGAGCACCGTGTTGACGTACTCCTCCCACTCCGCAGGGGTGGTGGGGTCCGCCTTGGGCTTCAGGTCGGTCATGCGAATGCTCCTTTCAGGGCATCGCGGAGCCCAGCAACGGCGGACACCGTGAGGGGCGTGGTGAGGGTTGTGTCTATGTCATCCAGGGATGTGTCCCCGTTTTTTGCACGTGCGGTGAATATACCGAGGTCCAGGCCATTGGTGGCCTCTTCCTCGATCTCTTCCTCGGTGGCGCCAAGGATCCGGTCAGCGAGCTTGGCGGCCACCGCCTCTTCGGCGTTGTACCAGGTGTCTCCGTCGCTCATGATCTCGCGCCACTCCGCCACCGTGCCGCCCGTCTTGCGGGCATACATCTTGGCGATGTTGTCACTGAGCATGTCCAGCACGTCAGCCATGTCGCGCAACTCCGCGGGAGTGCCGAACACAGGCGCGGCGCCATCGTGGATCATGGTCACGGCATTGTCGGCCACCACCACCTCATCGCAGGCCATCAGGATGAAGCTGCCCGCGCTGGCGGCCACGCCATCGTTGTAACCGATCTTCTTACCCCCGGTGTATCCCGCAATGGCGTTGAAGATGGCCGAGCCCTCGAAGATGCTGCCGCCGCCAGAGTTGACGTGCACTTCCAGGTCGCCGATCATGCCGCCCAGCGCGTTCACCACATCGATGGCCAGGATGCCGTCCCATCCGCCGATGGCGTCGTACAGGTGCAACTTCCCGTTCTGGCCGTTGGTGGGCGGTGCGGCCCGGAAGCCCGGCTCGGGCGGGTCGAACATGCCGGCCGTGGGATCCAGCTTGGCAAGATTGACAGCGGCCATGGCGCGCGCGCTGAAGACCTTCGAGCCCACCAGATCGGCCGCGCGCTGAAGCTTGGGATTCATCTCGTTGGTTGCCTTTCCGCGCTTGACCACCGTGCAGCGGCAGTTGCTGCGTCCCTCGCATTTGGCGTACCCCTCGCCGCCCGGATAGTCGGCGTACGCCTGCTCCCGGTTGCGGTAGAGCTTGCCGTCGTTGTCCTTGCAGGGCTGGCAGGTGTTCTCGTCGATGTGTGCGTTAGCGACCCAGCGCTGTGCTGCCTGTGGGTTCACGCCGCTTCCTCCCGCTCACCCGAGGGAGGTTCGTTGACAGATGATTTGTCAATCTGTCCATCTGGCCTGGGTTCCGGCTTGGGCTCCATCGTCAGCGGCGGCAGGTTGCACAGTTCAGCGGCATCCGCCGACTTCACCCCCGCGCCTATCAGGGCCACGAACTGCTGAACGCTGGCCGTCTTCTCTGCCAGGGCCTGCACCCGATCGGCCGGTACCGGGTTGGAATGCACGAACCACACGTGTCCGAAGCTGTCCGGGTTGGGATCCCAGCCGGGGAACTGTGGAAGGAAGTCGTTGTTGAGCAGGCCACGCCAACGGTTCAGGCGGGGCAGGGTGAGGGTCTCGCCGAACCACGCCTTGGCGGCGTCCGCTGTGGCGCGGTTGATGTCGTCCACCACGCCCACCGCGAACTTGCTGATCCCGAAGGCCAGCAACACGGTGTCCCGGTTGAGGTTGGCCGTTTCCACGAACTGCATGTCACGCATGTTGAGCGGCTTGACATCCTGCCACTCACCGTCTTCCAGGAAGGCGGTCTTGCCCGCGTTGGCCGGTCCCTTGTGGTCGTAGTTGAACCGCTCCACCAACTGTTCGAATTCGGCATCGTTCATCTTGCGGGACAGCTTGACGATCCCACCGGGGCGTGCGCCGTTGCGAAAGAAGTTGGTATTCCACTCCGCGCTCATGCTGGTGCCGGCCACCTGCTGCATGATGGTCTGCACCGGGCCGAGACCGCGGTACGGGTCCAGCGGGGAGGGCATCCGGTTGAGCAGCACGTCCTGGCGCTTGAGCGGCACCTCGTGCCCGTCCGGCCCGCAGTAGATGTAGCCCACCAGAAAGTCACGAGGATCGGTGACCACCACCATGCGATCGGGGCGCGCCACCCACAGTTCGGCGGGCATCCCGCCGATGCGAGGCATGACCAGCCATCCTTCGCCGGTGAGGTCCACGTGCTGCTGGCCGCTCTCGAAGGTCTCCGCTGTGGTGTAGAACGCGTTGGGCCGACCCAGCACCACCTGTGCGGGGTGGCGGGGGACGTGCGCCACGTTCTTGGTGCCGCAGGGCTCGCCGTCCGGCTGTTCGAACTCGCACACGCTGCCGGCCGCGCGGCGATGCAGGTGCCAGGTCTCGGCGGCCACGCTGGTGCTGGTGCGGTTGACGATGGAGAACAGGGTGGCGGATGCGCCCATGGCGTCCATCTGGCCGGTGGCGCCGTACTTGCGCCCCGGTCCGCCGTACCAGTTCTGCTTGCTACCGGTGTAGGGGACGGGTGCGCGGTTGATGAGGGAGCCCAGCAGACTCCTCACTGCTGGTCACCGATTTCGTATTCCCGGACTACGGCTTCCAAACGATGAACAGCGGCATCGTCGCTGGCGTTGATCTCGTTCACGAGAAAGGCGGCAACGTCAGGATCGATGATCAGACCTAGGCAAACATCATCATCCGCTGGCTCATCCCTCCACTGAAAGTAGAGGTTGCGGGGGTTCTTCCTGCCCTGGCGCAGCTTCACCGTTCACCGCCGGACAGTGCTTCCAGCACAAACAGCGAGACACCCACACCCACCCAGCCGGCCACCGGATGCGCCTGGAACAGGCCTACGTCGATGGCCGCACAGGCGGAGGTTTGCATCACGGCGGAGCGGGCACGGTGCCACGAGGGCAACTTGCGGGCCAGGAGAGTGACTGCCCGTAGTGTGAGTGACTCACGGCGGGTGCGCGCGCGGGTGGTGCGCTCGTTACGCCAGGTTGCCGCGATGGTCACGCGCGCATCGTACATGATCAGCGCTTGAAACGGTTCAGTGTGTCATTCTGATGGTTGCGAGCGGCGCGCCAGGACTCGGCCGCCATAAACGCGTAACCGTGCCATCCGACTTGGGCGCTACGCTGCGCGCCGCTCAGTCCTCAGTTGCTGTCCCCGGGTCGAACGTCAGCGTGACCGTGGTGAGCTGATCATCCACCGGCACGGTGGCGCCGTTCTGCCACTTGCTCCCCTGCTCACCGCCGCTGATCCGGGCGGCCAGGGGAGCCGGCACGGGCACGCGCCACGCCTCGCCGGACGACCCCAGGGGTTCGATGTCCTCCTGCTGCACCACGAAGTCCGGCCAGCAGGAGGCGAGCACGACGCCCATCTCGGCGAGGGTGAGGGCATGGTCGCTGGTGCAGTCCACGCGCATGGTTACCTCCACTTCAAGAGATCATCGTGCGGACACGACGTGTTCCAGCTCAGGGCCGTCAGTACAGCCCACCATCCCGCGTAGTAGATCAGATTGTCAGGACCACGCACGGGACAGTACATCGCCCATACTCCGTCGGGACTACGTGCGATGCGGTGAGTGTGGCGATCGACAAGCATCCATCCCTCCATGAGTCTACTATAGCCGACCTACGCCCACCGCACCCGCGTGATCCCGTGCAGATCCATCTCCGCCACGGTGTACCGCATGGCGTCACACCCGTCATCGTTTTCCTTCAGCGGCTGCTCCTT